ACCTTTGCGTCCCAGGTAGCTCATCACCGCTGATACGGTTTTATCGTCCATAGAGGGATTGTATGCACATAGCTGCTTTGTTGTCAAATATGTGATTGGGGAGGAAAAGCGCGCTATAATCACGCCATGAGCGAAACGGTCAAGTTGAGTACGCTTAAGGATGTACAATTTAGCAATGAGTAAAGGTCTCCCAATTCGGCAGGCGCGATTCGTCGCTGAATATCTCATCGACATGAACGCTACAAACGCAGCAATTAGAGCTGGTTACAGCAAAAAGACTGCCGGGGTACAGGGACCGCGATTGTTGGGAAATGTTAGAGTAGCCGCGCAAATTGCTGAAAAGACAGGGAAACGGCTTGCGCGGTTGGAGATCACGGCGGACCGCGTTCTCCAAGAACTCGCCAAACTCGCGTTCTACGATCCGGGGGCGCTGCTCGAATCTGACGGCAGCATGAAGCAAATCGCAGACATTGACGATGTGACGCGTATGGCTGTTGCTGGACTGGAAGTCACGGAATTATTTGAGGGGACAGGCGATCAGAAACACGCATACGGGCTGTGCAAGAAGATCAAGCTGGCCGACAAGGGGCAGAACCTTGAGCGCCTCGGCAAGCATTTGAAGCTATTTACAGACAAGACAGAGGTAACCGGCGCGGATGGTGGGCCAATCGTCGTGCGTTCGCTTAATGATTTCTACGCGGGGCTGGCCGAAAAGAAGTGATACAATGTATTCATGGAATTCAAAGAGCTATCACTCGCCCCAGCTTCTCCCGGAATTTATATTTTTTACGATAAGGACGGAACTTGCTTATATGTAGGGAGTTCCTTGAACATGAGACGGAGATGTAAAAACCACATTCATGGGAAAATAGCTCATCATGCTGAATACCGAGAGTTCCCGGCTTGCGAAATCGACAAAAAGGAACGGGAATTTATACTTGAACTTCGCCCTAGTCTCAATGTTCTGTGCTTTAGAAGCAAGAACGTCATGTGTGATACATCACTTATTTCCATGAGAATTCCTAATGCGCTACTCGCGGCTATTGATGCTCAAGCCAAAGCGGAAGATCGCAGCCGGTCTAAAGTGATTGTCATGCGCCTATCGGGGGATAGTTCAAACGCCCGAATCCAGAGCCGAGAGGACAGACGGATAAAAAGAACGGCGGCTGCGGAGCCGTTGATGCGAGTGCGGTCACAGTCCGACGAGGGAGACTCGCAACCCCGACCAAAACCTTTCCACATTACCAGACCGGCCCATGCGCCTAATTGCTCTTGCGGAATGTGTAGGCCATCGAAATGAGCGCGATAGCCCAACTCCCAACATTAAATCCATGTTTGCGCGAATTTTGGACAACTCCGGCGCGTGGCCGGGTACTGTTCGGGGGGCGTTCAAGCTCGAAGTCCTGGGACGCTGCCGGGTTTGCAATCTTCCTGGCCTCGACTCTCAAAGTCCGTTTCTGCTGTGCGCGTCAATTCCAGAACAAAATAGCGGAGTCGGTCTACACGGTCCTCAAGCTGCAAATAGAACGGTTTGGGCTGGCGGCAGAGTTCGATATTACAGATCGGTCAATCGTTCATAAAACCACAGGCAGTGAGTTTATATTCTATGGGCTGGCCCGCAATCTACAGGAAATTAGATCGCTTGAGGATGTGGACGTTCTCTGGATTGAGGAGGCGCATTTTCTCACGAAAGAGCAGTGGGAAGTATTGGAGCCGACTATCCGTAAAGAGGGGTCGCAAATATGGCTCATCTTTAATCCGATGTTCGCCAGTGACTTCGCCTATCAGAGATTCGTGGTCAATCCTCCTACTCGCTATATTCTGCGCAAGATCAACTATGACGAGAATCCGTTTGTGTCGCACACGATGCTTGAGATAATTGAGCGGACGCGCTCGGAGTCAGAGGAGGATTATCGGCACATCTACCTTGGGGAGCCGCGTGAGGACACAGAGGGCACAGTCATCAAGCGCAGTTGGATTGAGGCATCCATTGATGCGCATATCAAACTAGGCTTTGAGGCTACAGGCAAGCACACCATCGGATTTGATGTGGCAGATGACGGAGAGGACGCCTGCGCTAACGTCTACGCTCACGGCAGCGTGGCCTTATGGTCTGACGAGTGGCGGGCGCGTGAGGATGAACTGCTCAAGTCATGCACTCGCACGTTCCTGGCGGCTGGGGCGCGGAAGGCAGACATCCGGTACGACAGCATCGGTGTGGGAGCTTCCGCCGGAGCGAAGTTTGACGAGCTTAACCAGGTCCGAGACAAGCATTTGCGGGTGAGGTATGCCAAGTTCAATGCAGGTAGCGCAGTAGAGCGCCCCGAAGAGTATTATGTGAGCGATAGGCAGGACAGAATCAAGAACAAGGACTATTTCTGCAACCTCAAAGCTCAGACGTGGTGGGGAATTGCAGACCGTTTCCGCAATACCTACAACGCAATCCACCATGGGGAGAAGTATAGAGACGATGACCTAATCAGCATTTCGAGCGATATGCCGCATCTGGAGAAACTGAAAACGGAACTATCAACACCAAAGCGGGATTTTGACCGTAACGGGAGGGTGAAGGTGGAGAGCAAGGAAGATTTAACAAAGTCTACGCGGATCGGTGGGAGTGTCCCGTCGCCTAACCTGGCAGATGCGTTTGTTATGGCGTTTGCGTCGCCTGTAACGTCATCGCTTCTAGTAAGCGACGCCGCAATAGCAGCAGCAATGAGGGCGTAAATGAGAGAGCGCCGGAGCGAAGAGGATATGCAGGCAGAACAGACGCCGGTGATGTACAAGAAGAGCCAGTTACGCCTCGTGGATGGCCTTCGCAGCAGCTTCCCGGACTGGCAGGGAGCGCAGCGTTTCGACTATCGTAACGGATGGACACGCCTAGGTGATTTCTTCGCCGATGGATATTTCCTTCGCGACGAGATGCGCGAAATGGTGCATAATCGTTACGGAGTGTGCCTCTAATGGGAAACCAGAAGCCAACCGAATCGCCGTCAAGCAGCAGTGATCGTGTCCGCCGTTACCGCGAAAGGAAACGCAAAGGTAACGAACTTGCAACGCAGCGGATCAGCGCGTCTGCGATTCGTCTGGCGCTTGAGGAACCAGTTGAACGTGTCCATTTTCCCATCCAAATCCCCGTGATACCGAAGGGGGTGGCGCCGCATGGGGTAACTCCACAAGTAGCAATGGACTCAGAACCAGCCTATGAGTGCGCACAGCTGGCAATGGACGCTAGGCCTCAGTTTGGCTCCCAACTCTATGCCTACAGCAATGTTGAAGGCTTCCCCGGCTATCCGTATCTGATGCTCTTGGCTTTGCGCTCGGAATACCGCAACATGGCTACGGCGCTGGCCACGGAACTGACGCGCAAGTGGATTAAATTCAATAGTACAGACACCGAGGATGAATCGACCAAGACGAAGATTACCGAGATTGAGCAGGCGTTCACTGCGCTTGGAATCCAGGGCATTATCCGCAAGGCGGCGGAGCATGATGCATTCTACGGAACGGGGCAAATTCTCATCAACATCAAGGGAGCGGACCTAAAGACTCCGCTCATCATCGACCCGCGCACGGTCAAGAAAGACAGCCTGATTGGATTCAAGAACGTTGACCCGATCTGGGCAACCCCGCTGATGTACAACTCGCTGACGCCCTCCAGCCCAAACTTCTACAGGCCGGATAGCTGGTGGGTAATGGGTGAGCATTGGGACGCATCGCGGCTAATTGTCATTGTCACCCGCGAAGTTCCCGACATCTTCAAGCCCGCGTTCAACTTCTCCGGGATGAGCCTTTCGCAGCTTGCGGAGCCATACGTTAATAATTGGCTGCGGACCCGGCAGAGCGTGTCGGACCTTATCAACAACTTCTCTGTCCTTGTGCTCAAGACGGCTATGGACCAGGTGCTTACCGGCGGGGACGATGGCTCAAACCTGTTTGCTCGAATCAAGCTGTTCTCGGCCACGCGCAGCAATAAGGGCGTCATGGTGCTGGACAAGGACCGCGAAGAGCTTGAGCAGATCGCCGTTCCCTTGGGCGGTTTGCATGAACTCCAGTCCCAGGCGCTTGAGCAGCTTTGCGTGGTATCGCGGGAACCTGCAACCGTTCTGACGGGCATCACTCCATCGGGATTCGGCAACGTGGCCGAGGGCGAAGTCCGTATCTGGTATGACTACATCCACGCTCAGCAAGAGGCCCACTGGCGCAATGCGATAGACAAGATGTTCAAGATCGTCCAAATGTCGATGTACGGGGAAATTGACCCTGAAATCACGTTTGAGTTCGTCCCGCTCTACGAGATGACAGAAGAGCAGGAATCGACCATCCGCGTCAATGACAGCATCCGGGCGGGGAACTTGATTGACCGCGGGGTGATCGACGCGCAAGAAGAGCGCGAGCGGCTGGCTCGTGACCCAGAGTCGGGCTACCAGGGAATAGATATAAGCAAGGAGATAGCGCCGCCGGATGAAGCGGAGG